AGATCAGTATGAACATTATCTGCAATTGACTGAAGTTCATCAAGTTCAGTGTTAATAGCGGTCATTGCGGTTGAAATATCAGAATTACCAAGTTTATCATTCATTCTTCTTTGTAAACCTTTTACAGCTCCATATAAAACAACCATATATTCATATTCATCTGGAAATACACTTATAGCGCTATCTCCATAAGCCACTGCTGGATACTGTACTTCTGAATATTTACATGATCCACCATCTGGTAATGCGTTTAATTTGTTATTTTCAATATAAAACACAGGATCGGTAACAGATGCATATTGCATATCATATTGGTCAGATGCGCGACCTTTATATAAAGCTTGTATTGGTCTGCAAGGCTGATCAATGTCCCCATCGTTTCTAAATACATGTAATACTTTCCCAGTGTTTAATGTTTCTGCTTCGCTACCTACAGCGGCAGATGTAAATGTTTGTTGCGCTGATACCAGACTTAACTCTGGTTCAGGCATTATGTTAATAATTTCTTTTGCTCCGTCAGTTAGCCAGCTAGTTAAAGCCGTATCATCCCCGACAGAACCAACCATGTCTTCAATTTGTACTTTAAACGTAGCCATTATACACTCGCTATAAACAATTCAACATCTACTGCATTTGAGCTAGAATCAACTATAATACTAGCTAAATCTTCAAAACTTGAAAATGCTGGAGAAGTATCTGCTTCACCAAGCATAAAATCATCTGGAGTACCAAACATTAAACTGCTACCTGCCGGTACTACAAACTGTGCATTATCACTTGCACCTACCATTGCCACATTAATACTATTAGAACTATCTAAGTTTGTTAATCGTATATACCGTACATCATTTACATCAAATGCTCCATCTGATGTGCTTACTGCCGCCGCGAAGGTTGCAATAGTCGTATCGCCATCTGCTGGGACGTTTACAATTCTTTTATATATTTCAGCTACGCTGGCAATAGACCGGGTTCTTTTAGAACCATAATTCTGATTATTTAATATAATCTCTTCTTCTATTTTAATTTTTAATGTGCCCGCCATGTCTACTTTCCTCTACTTCTTGGATATGCTCATCCATAGTTATATTTCTAAATTCCATATCGGTTCTTTTACCTCTTTCTGTTCGCATCCACATATTTGTACTATATTTTGTTTCAGATGATTTTCTACCACAGCTTCTGCAATAAAACCATCGTTCTGGATTTGGATTTGAACAATGAACACAGTTGTTATCCATAGTATGCAATAACTGATCCGCTATCTAATTCTATTGAAGCATAATATCCATATATTGTTCCGCCTGCTGGAATTTTAAAAGTAGCTGGTACTGTACCAGATAACCATGTTACATCACATTCTGATGTATCTACCACCGAATCTTCTAATCCCATTATTGCTACAAACGGCCCTGCTATTGCATCGGTACCATCTATAATGATAGCCCCCGCTTGACCTAATTGAAGGTTCTGAGCTTCTGCAACTGAATAATTGCTTAATGATTTTACTCCACGTGCCATATTTTCCTCCTGCTCTAAGGACTGGCTGTCCATGAATGAGCTTGTTAATTGTTAAAAAACCTTATGAGATTTGGGGTAAACCTTTTATTGATCTACCCCACAGTTCTCAAAAACTGTTAATCCTTATTTATTCGGATTATGAAGTTTGAATACCATTATTGATACTACTGAATGCTTCTACAAGCCATTCGCCACCCCAAAACATTAAATTAACCCAATCGCCACGTTGTGCGGTTGTGTCTAAAATAACATTTGAGACTTGAGTACCTGCTGTAGAATTCGCGGCGTCAGCGCCTGCGTCTTGATTCACACCACTTACAATAGCACTGCCTGCGGCAATGGTAATATCAGCAGTCGGGGTTTCTTCCCAGACTATGAATTTGTAATATGTACCATCTTGCCCGGTAGCGGCTGTAGGTAGTGTTATAGAATAAGCTCCATCAGCAGAGTCGCACATAAACACTTTACCACTATCATCTTCGTCTAGTGTTCGTGCGGCACTTATGAATTCAACTTTCTTCTTTAATGCAAAAGAAGAACCACTGTTTTCGTTTAAATAATCAGCTCTCATCGTTAACTCCCTTAACTAATCTGTTCAAAATTATACAACATATGAGATTCAGGTAGAGTAATCTCAAGACCAGCTTCGGTCAGGATCATATCTTTACGCAAATCTTCATCTGCTTGTTGTACGTTTGAAATTATGTGAGTATCACGATTTAACCCATTACCAACTAGAGGTCTGTAAGAAACCTTGCTCATATCAACTAAACACATGAAACTGTTAGCAAGTCCTCTAAATAGAGGCTCTTTAACAACGCCAAGTGATCCATGAACTGTATCAACTTTCATGATACTATGCCCAAAAGAACCGCTGACTTTTTCATGACTGATACCAAGCTTATACGCTCCAGCATCAGTTGATAATTGAAGTGATCCATCAAGGAATCCGCCTGATCCCATTTTATTAAACAGAGTGATCACAGGAAGACCTGCAAGTGCAAGCTTCTGAGATTCTCCGCCACGAGCAGGATCCATCAACACTTCCATATCACTTAGGAATAAATCGTAAGTGAATTCGGCAGATGCGACAGTTCTACTGTAAGGAGAACCAGAAGAATAAGACAGTGCACTGTTATCAGCAGTAGGTGCCGCGTTGGCAGTAATATGCCCTACGATACCTTCAGAATACTGAACACCGCTAATGCGTGCTCTCTGTCCAAATAACATTGCTCTTTCAATGTCAACCTTATGTTCTCTTAGTTTTTGATTCCAGACTCGTTGCCATTCATTGGCATATCCTCTATAATTAGTAGCAATAGCTGTGTTTGTCAACTCAGCCGCAGTTTTGAAAATCTGGGTATAACCAAAATCATCATCAAGACTGTCTGACCATACATCAGGAGAACCAGTACCTTCTTCAAAAGAAGTACCAATAACCTGACATTTGTCATTGTCTGACATGATATTATAACCAGAACCATAACTGGAATTAGGTAAAGCGACAATACGTCCTGTAAAGACTGATTCACTCCCCTGATCGGCTGGAGCAGAGTCAATTCTAACTGAGGCGTATGAAACACCTGCTGTAGAATCAAGGGTCTGCACAGCAAAAACCATACCTTTAACAAGATAATCAACTGAACCACTGCTTCCGTTAGGGGTATCAACCGTAAACTGGTAAGAACTACCAGCACTTACAGCTGAACCGCCATTAACATTGGCAGATAATAGGAATGTCCTACTTGTCCAATCAATCCGCGACCTGTTTTCCAAAAATCGGAATACAGGATCATTCGTTGGTGCTTTCGCTACTTTATTTAGATATACAAAGAACGGTGACTCTTCTGGAGCTAATTCAGCAACGCGATCCCCGAAGTCGTACAATCGTCGTTGGTCTGGGGCTTGCCCCACACCAGCCGAAGTTGCCGCCGCAGTAATCGAGCTACTCTTTAATGTTCCGCTAGTAATAGCCATTTTTTTCTCCGTGAGTTACTTTATTATTAAAATACCGTTTTATCCCCCACACTCATTACACTATCCCAAACCTTATCATCATCTGATTTTGATTGGGGTGGTGCACCTTGTATAGCGCCGGGGCTTCTTGGAGCATTTCTTGCCGCACTAACTGCCTGAGCTGTATCACTAACCGATCCGACTTTATTGACGTCACGATATAGTTTTACAAGATTAGGCAAACCTACTTGTTCCTTCGGTTGAGTAACAAACTGCATAAAGTTATTTACATCCTCATCAGAGAATTTATATGTACCACGCAATTCGTTAACCGTGTTGTTATAGGTCATTTGTTCTGACATTTGTTGCTCCTGCCTTTGTAATGCCTGACCCACAACTTGATTCGTTAGCTCAGTTTCCTGTTGCTTACGAAATTCATATGATTGTGAACCCGGCTTGTAGTAGGCTTCCCAAGGGTTAAAGTCCTCTTCTGGCAGTGCTGGTTTAGATTCCGTTTTCTTTGCTTGCTGTCCGTTGATATTGCTTTGTAATAAATCAACCAAGTCTGGGCGAGATTCTAGTAATTGTCCCAAGGGCTCTAATTGCTTCAATTTACCATTATCGGCATACGCGCGATCATACATTGATTGAAACTTTTTAGCCTCACTTTCCCAATCCATTACTTGCTCAACGGCTTCTTCAGCCTGCATTGCTTCGTTATCTGCTTCATTGACAACCTGATCTATTATTTCAGTTTGTCCTTCTTCACCACTGACAAATTCGGTAGTGGCCTCTGTCTGTGTAGTGTCCATTACGACTCCTTTTCTAGATGTCTCTAAGCATTAGGAGCAGAACCGGGTTCCTTCATGGAACCAACCAATTTCTCCGCTTCGAGCTTCACCTCGTTTTGTAGTTTATTTAATTGAACCCTTCTATCAGATTTGGCGTCTGATGCAATTTCCGACAATCGAGATTTGAATTTTTCAACCTCGACGCGTTTTCTATCATGCACAGACTCCCTCTGGGCTGTCTGGAGGTCACCCTCCAAATTCTTTATCTGTTCTTCCATAGCCTGAACCTGTTGCATTAACTGCTGACGTTCTTCAGTTCTACGGAGGATACCTTCTTTATCAAATATTTCTGGGTTTTTCTTTAGTACTTCATACTTATCTACTATACCCATTTGAAATGCTTCCATGTATACAGAAAGCTCTGCCCACTTACTAGTTGGTAAACTAGAACCCGGCTCTATGCGAACATCATGCTGTGAAAGATTATGCTTATCTTTTTTCATGTCTAGAATAGCATTTTCGGTACTATCATAGAAATTCGCCATTGCTTCTGTTACATCATTGTTAGCCTGAACTAACCTAAAAATCTTTTTATATGTGTAATGTCCTTTACAAAAATTGTATAATACTTTTCCCAACCTGTCGATACTAAACTCAATATCTCTCAGTTTTGACTTAGGTCTTTCCGTTCCCAGTGCAATCATACGTTCTGTACCACGTACTGTTTCGGGAGCTTTCTCTGTAAAACCATGCATCATCTCTGGTAATCCAAATGTAAAATCAATATAATGTTCACATTGTTGGATTAGTTTGTAAAACTCTGATGCTAATGCTTGTGGTGCTGGATAATGAGGTTCTCCTTGAGAGCTATCCACTTCAATTACCGCATTTGGGTTTGCCCAATCCTGTTCTAACTGATTAATATCATCCACACTACCTAATGGTACTAATAGTTTTAAACCAGCAGAAGCCTGAGCGTGAGATAAAGCCAATGACCATAGTTTGTTTAATAATCTTTGCATTGGACGAGCTCTTGATACGTCTGATTTAGGATATGGAGTTTCTGTCCAAATGTTAGGCAAGGGCACTATGGGATAACAGTCTGTATGTAGAATTGCTTCATATAATACAATCTGTCCCATAGTAGCACACACTTTAATTCTTGATTGCTGTACTGGGATTACTTCATATTGACTGCTCTCTACGCGTTCACGGTTATCTTCGATAAATTGCATATACTCTTCTTCATCAAAAATAACTTCTTCACCTGACTGCATATCAATAACACGATAATATTCCACCTTAATCTTATAGTATCTTTCCAATACCTGAAACTTCTCGCGATGGTATAGATCACTATCCTTTACTTCCGCAGGTGTAAATACAGTTCTTGAGTTCTTATTCTGGGCAGAGGGATAATCTTCTTCATTGTAAGCCTCAAGCTGAGAGATAATACCCGGAACCGTTTCACCGGATTCTTCATCAACTTGCGGGCCTAATTCAGGGTAGA